AATCATCGCAAAAATTTCGCAAAAATACGGGGAATCTTTCATCAAAAGTAGGGAGTTTTGAAACCCATTTATGTATCCCACATAACTTACCCATATCATCAATTATAACCCCATGAATGGCTTTACTGGAGCAATCTAACCCCAAGTAATAATTATCCATGGGATAACGTGGGAGACGTTCTTAACGCTACAATTCTAGATACTGTATGGTAGGCAGAAGTGTAGGCACTGAGAAGTCCATTTATTTTAGTATATTCTGCTTCTTGTTCTATTATCTCTCTACTCAACTCCCTTAATTGATTATATTGAGATAATGCTGCTCCCCGTACTTCATCCCTGGTAAGTTTCTTTTTACCCTCAAATTCCCTATCCTAGCCAGCCGTAGCATAGCCTTCATCAAAGGCTGCTTTTAGAGCATTCTTAGATGCTTCTACATCAGCTACCCTAGCCTCCAAATATGCTTTATAGCCCCCATACAATACTAAAAATTCTTCTAGGGTACGGGAATCAGCATTCATTAAATTTGCAAACTCTAAATTATGTTGTTCACTAAGGTCTGTACGAAAAGCTGGTACTATTAAGTCTTCTAATATTCTATCTGCTCTACCCAAGGCCTTCATAGGACTCCATTTCTCCGTCATCGCTTTCCTCCTCTTCGCTATAATCTTTACAAGGACACCAAGGAGGGCCTGTACAGCCCTTCGGCATCACTTCCATATTTTGAATTTTACGACATCGTGCCTCAATCGTTTGCCAAGCCTTTAAACTATATTCTACGGGAAATGCTTTAATGTGTTGGTCATTTTTGTTTTCGTATAAAACTATTCCCCGTTCCATTTTCAATAAATGTAGATATAGTTGAATCTGAATCAGATGTTCTCGTTTTGGTTTAGCTCGTAAGTTTTTAAAACCTTTATCATTAATGGACTTTAGTTCTAATACCACTTCTGTATATAAAGGATGGCTTAAAATGAAGTCTGCTCTCCCTGAGATTGGTGGGTCTTCAGAAGCACAGACAACTTCTCGGTCTTTGACAATCCCCATCTTTTCAAAATAGGAATTCATTCTATCCTCTAAATATGACCCATTATCAAAGATTCTACGAGTATAACTATAGATTGTAGACGGTGACAGCATTCCCCTATAAGCTAAATATAAATGCTTATCACAAGCTGAGCCAAGTAAGGAGGGAAAGAAGCACCAGGGACGGCTGGGCTTCTGCTCCTCCGTTAAATACTCATCGAATAAATCAAGAAGCCACTTATCTTGGTTCGCTAAAGCTTTATTAGCTGTGCTTACTGTGTGTCTGGTTGTAAGTTGTTTAATGCCTGCCATAACGTATCCTTTATCCCTTGCTTAGTAGTATCTTTAATATGTAAAATATTGTCTATTCCCAATATTCTCCTAATGTCAGAATCTCTACGCAAATCTCGTTTCCTAAAGTGCCCATAAACCCCATCAGCTTCTATAACCATTTCCAACTCAGGGACATAGAAATCTGCTGTATATTGATTAATGGAAACCTGTTGGTCATACCGTAAACCAAACTCTGATAACGCATCTGCAATTAGATTCTCTTGTTTAGTGTAATCCCTAGGAGACAGCAACTTTTAAAGCCTCCCATAACGCAGGATTATTCAAAAATTCTTGCTTTATGCCATTGAGTCCCATAGCTTTAGTATCACCATAAGTATACCATGCCCCCGCCCTACTAATCACCTTTTGGTCTAATGCTTCCCTAATATAGCTCTCCACTATGTCTATCCCCCCCTCTACCCTAAACGGTACAATAGCACTACGCCAACTCTCTCCCCCCACTTTACTTTTGCGTAGTCTTACTTCCATATCAAACCCTACTTTAGTACCTTTGGGTTCTTCAATCCATCCAGAACGTCTTACTTGGAGTAGAAAATGAGCAAAGAAGCCTTGTGCAAGACCCCCAGGCATATTATCAAGGGCTACAGGGCCAATACTTGACCTCACTTGGTTAATGGCTACTAATGCAGAGCCATGCTTCAAGTTGGGTAATAGCTTAGGTAGGGCTGAATTCACAAACCTAGCTTGCCATGCCATAGGACTATATGAAAAATTTTCATCATGGACAGCAGTAGGGACTAAGCCAGCTATACTGTCCAAAACAATAACATCTACTCCCTTCCGCATTAGTTCCCTAACAGTATCTAAAGCTTCTTCTCCATTAACTGGTTGGGAAACTAAAGTATTCTCTACATCTACTCCACATTTGGCGTACCACGCACCGTCCCAGGAGAGTTCTGTGTCAATCCATGCAGCAATGCCTCCAGCCTCTTGTGCCCTAGCAACGATTTGAGAAGCCAAATAAGACTTGCCTACGTTGGTTGGGCCATATAGTATGGTCAATCGCTTTCTAGGGATGCCACCGCCCGTTAGATTATCAAGAGAGGGTATTCCAAAAGAGATACGCCCAAACCGAAAGTCATCGCTATTGCCTCTCATCAAATTTAAATCTTTATTTCCTAAGAGTTGGCTAATGGCCTCTTCAGCAGTATTCTTCATTCGTTTGCACCTCACTCCTACATAATGCTTCAGCCCATGCCATATAGACCGCAGCACATTGAATTACTTCGTGGTATAAATTATCACCATTATCATATATTTCTCTAGCTGCTTCTCCTACTTCTTCTGTAGCAATAACATTCCACACCTCATTAGAATTTTTTACTTGGTCACCCCATTTACCATCCTGAAATTCTCGTTCAGCAAGAATATCTTCCATTACTACTGCCCGTGCTACTTCTATCCTGTCCTTCCTAAATTTGTCGTGCTGAGCGTTCATAATGCCTCCCCAGAATCTAGGACAGCTTCAATCTTCTCATCTACTGTTTTTCGTACCTCGGCCCAGATAGTATCTATGGCCTTCCCCGCTTCTTCTAATTGACCCGCCACAGGCAATTCTGTATCTACATCCCTCACATCTACATCAATACGACTATATTGATTCGTTGACAAGTCTCCTACCCTAAACGTAAACCCTAAATGTACACTTACTTTAGCCATTTTTTTCCTCCTCTATTTCTAGATAGTACCACCCTGGTCTAATATGTGTGGCTACCCTGTACATTGTATTTCCTAGGGTACTTGTATTAGCCTTTTCATTCTTAAACCAAAGCACAGTTTCACCATTTTCTAACTTCATAACTCTCTTATGGCGAGGTATTTGTTTAATAGCACTCCATCTAGTTAATTCTTCATTTTGGGGCCTATACCAACGAGTGAAATTAATTACTTTCCAAGCTCCCCCATCCTTAAAGAAAATTTGCTCGTCTTCCTCACATACATCAAAATACCGTCTTGGATGTGTAGGTCTTAAATGTTGGCATTTAGCCATTCTTATCCTCCTCTATATCATAGATTGTCCATTCTCCTAGTGGTACATCATAGAAGTACTCACCAGACGCTACTTCGGTATTCTTAACCTCCCGTTGAGGATACAACAAAATGGTTTCGCTGGAACACATCATAACCTTATCACAGCCCTTATTCACAACCGCATATGTCATTCCTGGTTGCATAAATTTCTTCTTTCGTTCAGGAATATGGACAGTATCAAAAGGCCATTCTGTGTCCCAAATAGCTCTACGTTCTACTTCATACGTATCCTCAGAATCCTTAACTAGTAGGTCTATCCCATACGGATTGGGATTTTCATTAGCATTTATATCCAAACTTTTTAAGACTTGGAGAACTGCTTTCTTACCTATAGCATCGTTAGCAGCCCATACTTCCCTATTAAATGGCTTTCTATTCTTCATTTATTTCTCCTCTAACTCTAGTATAAACAAATCCCTTTGAAGCATTAATCCAATTATAGCGTACCCAGCCACATCTGTCAAGGTATCAGAAACGGATTCATTTCGTGGACTTTTCCCTACCCAAACCAAATTCTTTAGCCGACTAATCTTGTCCCAAAGACGGACTACTACTCCCTTTTCACCAAAGGCCAAGATATTCTCATGCCCATAATCATGCTGTTTAGCAATGACTACATTAGCAATTTCATGGGCAATGGCGAAACATGCATTGTCAAAACTATTCTGAGTATTAAGCGTAGGCATATGCACCCTCCCAATCTATATAATCTTCTAACTGGTCTACTATGACTTCTGGTTCTTCCCACTCTATCTTAGTTGCCCAAGAGGGCTTACAAAGAGTAATGTATTTGCTGTGGTACGCTTCGTATTTCATCATCATGTATTTCACAAATGATTTCATCATGGACTTGGAGCAATATATTACTCTTTTTACATTTAAGGTATTCATAAACCTGTATCATCCTCTCATTTAAAATATCGGCACTCGTCCCTTGAACGAGATAATTCACTCCTTTGTAGGCAATATCCCTATCAATTTGATACAGTCTGCCATACCTATTCTTAATCCACCCTCGGTCTTCAACTGCCCTAATCACAGAAGCAAAGAATTCTTTTGACCCAGGCAAGCCTTTGAAATACTGACCTTTATACCTAACCGCCTCTTTTTCAGTTACGTTTAGTTGCTTGGCTAACTTTGCCTTTCCAATCCCATAAATCACACCAAACGTAATATTTTTAGCCATCTGCCTATAGAACTTAAAAGTATCCTCTGTCCCTGTTAAACCAAATGCTCTCTTTGCTGCTTCCCCATGAAAGTCTGTATCCCCCTGCCTTAGCAAAGCATCTACTTCATCATTCTTCAAATAGCTTAGAAAGACTCTAACCTCCATCTGGGAATAGTCAAACGCTACTAAAGTATATCCTGGTCTAGACGTAAAAAGCCTTCGTATGGATACTTGGTGCGGGTCACTCTCTGTGTAAGATTCATCACCCACAAACCCCCACGTATTCCATGTAGCATCACTCAAATTTAAGTTAGCAGTAATGCCTTTCGCTGCCATCTGAGCATTAATACGGCTTTTAATAGATTCTCTTTCCTCAGGAAGTAAATCCCTGTCTATAAGCTTAAAATGCGTCCTAGGGATATTCTGAAGGTTTGGCTCACGGGACGAAAGCCGTCCAGTAACTGCCCCCCAATTACAATAGGAAGTATGCATCGTGTCTACAGCTACATAAGGCTCTAAATAAGTAGACCTCAATTTCTCTAGCGTTCTATATTGCCGTATCAACCCTGCTATAGGATTATCTATTTGAGCTAAGGCTGCTTCATTCCAGGCATCATTTCCCTTAGGAGTTTTTAGTGGAGAGAAGACTCCCTTTGCATTTAGAACTTCTCCCACTTGCTTGGTACTATGAATGTTAAACTCTTGGTCAGCCAATTCATAGATTTGGGTTGCAATAAGCTCTTTACGATGCTCAATACGTTTGATGGCTTCTGTAGCATATTGAGAATCTATGACTATTCCTCGACATTCCATATAATATAATACTTTCGTTAGCTGATTTTCCAATTGCATTACCGCTTCTTGGTCAGTCTGCTGAATAATCTTCAATGCGTGAAAATACAAGCTTTCAGTATATTCCGCATCTTTTTCACAATACGGCCCCAATATTTCCGCAGGAGCCATAGAAAAATCTTTAAACCATTTGTTTTTCCTGAGGAGTTTCTTCATTTCAATGTCATAAGCTGCATCAGCTTCCCCATATACTCTAGTTATAGTACTAGTTAAATCTAGGTTTTTAACATTAGCTGGCTCTACTAACCTCATCATAACAATTACATCAATCCAAGTCACGTTCTCATCTGGAACATACCCTTCTTTTTCTATAAATTTCAAATCAAATTTAATGTTGTACCCAATTACCGTTTTGGCCTTGCTTAAACACTGCATTAACTGGGTTAGATGAGGAGGCCATAAGTTATTCCCTTGTTGATGTCTGAAAGGGAAGTAGTAGGTCTGCCCTTTATGAGACAGACCTACTCCACATAGTTGATTGTACCCAAAGGGGTCTAGCCCATTAGTCTCAACATCAACCACAATTTGACTATTGGGATTGTGGGACAGTTCTTCCTCAATCTGTCCCACATAATACTTAAAATCTGTAGAGGTATCAACTAACATTTAAAACAAATCGTCAGTAGACGTATCCGTTAAGCTAGTCACTCCTTCCGTAGTTCCATTCGGGCTATAGGTTCCTCCATACCGCCCCTTAAAGTATTCTTTAATGGAGGGCAACTCCTCTACTTGGCTAAGGCTATCTTCAGGCACATCCCCCTTGCGAGTAGTACCAGCAATCTGGTAGGAAGTGTCAAACATACCTGTGCCGGTACGCTTAATCCTCATAACACCCTTATTCAGACCATTCCAATCGTTGTATACGTCAGCCAACTGGTTCCAAATATAGTCACTTCGCCCAAACGTGAGGGAAATAATTCTCCAATCCTCCACAGTTTCTTTAAACATCTTCTTCCCACCTGGGCCACCCACAGCTTCCCAATCATCGTTACGCCTTTCATTATGGATAATCTCATGGACGTAACCCCAAAACGCAAACTTATGGGAAGAGCGAGTATTGGCTGGCACATCACTGGTATCCACATCTGGGTCATCTAACAAGTTTACCCATCGGCTTCCTGAATTGTACGTATACATGTACAGTTCGTCTAGATAAGGGTCTTCTGGGTCACCTGTTGCCAATGCCGTTATAAAGGCTTGGTCACCATCTTTAAACCAAATTTCCCTACCTGGGACACCAGACGGCCCTTGCCCACGAGAATCCCTTGTCTCTTGTATCCTGCTTATTCCACTCATATTCTTTTCTCCTATAAAAATGTTCGTTGTTCTATTATACTAGCTAACAGTTCCCTATCTCTTACATCTTGTACATCTTTGTACTCCTTCGGCAATTTAATATAGCTTACCATAAAGTTGTTCGACAAGCAAGCCATTGCTTTAGTTAATCCTATACGCCCAGCCTCATCATTGTCAAGACATAAAACAAGTTCTTGCGTAGGAATTTTCAAAGTTAATTCTTGCTGTCGCTGAGAAATAGATGCTCCCAGTAAGGCAACACTAGGGAAACCATTCTGGTCTAACCACATGGTATCCAAGGAACCCTCAGTAATGCATACAAAGGGTACAGAGTCAGTAATGTGATGTTGTCCAAACAAGAGCTTAGATTTCTTCAATCCTTTAGAATATAGATACTTGGGAGTTTCATATTGTCTACGACTAATCCATCCCACTAACATACCTACTTCAGTAAATACGGGAATAACTAAATTACAGAAATTGTCTGCTGTACACTCCCATTTACGAAGTGTCTTCTTATCGAAGTCTCGGTCAAATATCCAATCAGGTACATATCCTGTTTGAAAGGGGAAGCTTACCTCCACTAAATTTTGTTCCTCTTCCCAGAATTCATCAAACATATTAATGTCAAAAGTAGACTCATTTTGCAGAACTCTCTGTTGTGCTTCCTCATAACTTATGTGGAAGAATTTCATTATAAAGCTATATAATGACCCTTGCCCACATCCTGCAAAGCAAATCCAAACTCCCTTATCTATATTTATAGAACAGGAGTTCACACTATCCTCATGAAAGGGACAGAGAATAGAGATTTCATCCTTGCCAGGAGGCATTCTGATGCCTGCATCTACTAAAATATCAGCCCATTCAATCATTAGAAGTCTTCGTTTATCTCCCCAATTTGGCCTCGGTCTACTTCCCATTCCATCAGTGACCTACCCAGTGGTAGGAGGCCGTCCCTATATTTCTGGTAATAGAGGTAACGTCTATTATCCTCATTTTCCACCATACACATAGACATTACCACATCTGCTGCCCTAAGCATAGCATCTCCATACGCTACTTGGTCAGCTTTAGGTGGTATATACACATCTGCTGCATCTTTGGTTGCTTGCGTGGAAATAAAAATGGGGGTATTGGTAGACAAACACATATTTTTCAATCCATAGAATAGCATGTGAGTTTGTTCCCACATGGCTCTATTCCCCTTACCAGCGTTTGTAATTAAATAAATTCCATCAATCACCACAAAATCTGGGACATACTTCCGAATCAAACTATGGATACTTTCCAGAGAAATACTCTCTAGGCCACTTAAAAATTCCTTATAAGAATCCTCATTAATGGGATTACCGTTGCGTAAAGCCGTGTGGGAGAAATTATACCCCATAGAATGCCCTAATACTACATCTGTTCGTAGATTCATTTGGGCTGTAGGCATCTCTGAGGTAATCAATAAAGTCTTAAATCCCTTCATAACTGCCGTTACTGCTGCTGCCACACACATCCATGACTTACCAACAGAGGGTCTAGCATATAAAGCTATGAGTTCACCTGGGAGCCATCCCACGCCAGCACGATTAAGGGTGGTAAAGGGTGTGGGGATTCCCATAATTCCATCGCCCAATGTGCGTTTCTGAATTCGGTGTTGCCAATCGGTGAAACGGTCTTCGGCCTTGTGATTATAAAACAATACATCTTCATCATAGACAGCAGAAATATCATTAAGGCCGTGGGAAATCTGAGACAAGGCTTGCTTAGGATTATCCGACAACAGTTCTTTGTTTTCTTGAAAGGTCGAAACAATATGTCTAAACAATACTTGGTTTTGGAATGTAGTAAGAACATAATCAAAATTCAGCGTTTGGGCTGCACTATTTAAAGTGGGGAAGTTTTCACATAAACTTTCAGGAGAGGGGGTTTCACCATAATTATCGAAATGGTCAGCCACAAACTTGAAAGCATCTCCATGCTTGGCAAAATCTTTAGAAGAATATCTAAACTTTCTAAACGCTACTCTATCCTGTAATCCAAAGATAATACCAGATTCAATAAACTCAAAATTTTCCATATTTACTCCGCTATACTAAACTTTAGCTAAAACTCTGTTTGAATCACCATGTAAGTAAATGTCTAACTCATCTCGTTTATGTTTTTGAGCCTCTTGATATGCTTCTGCATAAGACGAATAGACCCCTAACATGGTTACCTCATCGGTTTTGCTATTCACACTAAGTACTCTATACTCCGCTTCACTGCTTGTCAACCCCTTTTTCCGAATCAATCTACCCTTGAGTCGTTTCCTCTTCCCCATATAATACTCCTTGTAATTTTTCTCTCACGCCTTGCCGAAGTTTATAAGCAGATTCTTGTAAGTCCTCCGTAATCTCTTCCATAGTAAGACCCTCTAACCGTAGAGCCACAAACTGGGATTCCTGAAAAGTCAAATTGGCCCCCACTAAAAGTTCTTCTACCTCTACATCATGAGTAAATTCATCTATATCTGCTAACGCTAACTGTACTTCAGACGTTTGAGGAAGACTTTCTCCAGCTTCTGTTTCATAGGTTCTATCGAAACTCTCAGTGAGCAACTGTCTTTGGGCTTTAGCAATTAAACTTCTCACAGTATTAATCATTGCTGTATGAAGATAAGTATGGAATAGAATTCCTCTATCTTCTTCAAAACCTCGTGCTGCTTTAATTAGAGCAATCCGTAGTTCCTGAGCAATATCCTCTCGGTCTAACCCAACTACATAAGTATTAGACACTATTTTCTGAACTTTAGGTTCCCACTGTTCCATTAATTGCCCATCTATTTTCATATATCTACTCCCCTAAAAACTTTCGCATTTTCTCTCTTCTAATGATTGCACCAAATAGCAAGCCTAATCCCACAATACCTATTGTCACTTGCCATATAGGTACTGTTGTATAACGGCCTATTAAAAACAATCCAAAATCTTCTAGGAACATCGGAACTGTCAACATTGTCGATATCACAATCCATTTTTTCACAAGAACTCCTAATCATCTCTCATGCCCCTATACATACATTTTCGGCCACAATATATATTAATATAACGTCTTCGATGCCGTTGCGTTACTTGCGCTCTGTCTAAATAGAATTCTATGTGACAAAAAGCACAGTTCACTTTTACCTTATAATAGGTGAAATGACATTTACCAGGACAAACCTTTGCTTTGGTGGGGGTAGATTCATTACATACTAGGCAGCGTTTAAATTTTCGTTTACAAGGAACGTTAGTATTGAGGTCTGCCCCCCGTAAAATCTTGTGTACGTATTGTCTAGATATATTTCCTACTGCCTTCCCTATTTCCGTAGAATTCATTAAAGGATTGTCTTTTCGCAATTGAATAATTTGTTGTGCCCTATTTCCAAGCATTAGAATACTAATATCCAAATTCCTATTGCTATTACGATATCAGCCCCCGCTGCCAAATACATGCCCAACAACATAAACTTTTCTGAGTTTCGCATTGTTACTACCCCCTCGGACACATAAAGATATGATGCTATTTATTATACATCTCCCAATAGATTTATTT